TCACCGAAGACAAGTGAACCATTATCGTCAACGTTGTCATCGTTGGCATCATTGCCATACGAAGAATCAAAATCGAGATTGATATCAAAGCTGTCATGATCGAATTCCATTACAACCTGAGAAAGCTCCGCATCAGTATCCGGTCCGAACAATCTGGTGGGAACCATGTGAGTAGGAGTCTGAAGAGCATCATTGTGAAGACACATTTGAGTAGAATCAAGATCAATCACAGGAGTCTGAAAATCCTGGTTGGAAACCGACACAGACTCATTGTCACCATACAAAAGACTCAAAAAATCATAATCCTCAAAAGATGACCACCATTCAGGATCTTCGAGATCAAATGATACAGGTGAATTTGTTACAATTTCACCAGTAGATCTGACTATCGGATGAGGTCCAGAACTAGCAAAATCTCCTGATCCACCATTACCTAAATCAATCGTCAAGACATTGCTATCGTCAGTTGCTCCTACAAACACAACAGATGCACCATATTGGGCACCTTGAGGGTATCCATCAGTACTATCTGACGTGGTTGCGGGGTTCACTTGTTCAAACGACATCGTTGAAAAACTTAAAACTGAAAAGAATTTCACTTGCTTAACAAAAAAAGCAAAAATTCAATTTGTTTCGACTATTACTTGCAATTATTCAGAGTTTAACTTCTGAAAAACTGAGCGACTTTTAGTCTGTAGAGTACGGCTTATTAAAAACCGTACCTGTCAATGGGAAATAATGATATGTCTGGATAAATCCAAATTCGAAGATAACAAAGTTATTAAGAATTTTTCCGTAGAAACACACACATTAAGTTGAAATACCCAAGACATCACATCAAAGATGGACTAGTTAATTCTAGAGTCACGTTACACTTATAAAACACCGTTTTAAAAAAACAGAAAATTATCAGAGTACAACCTTAAGTAGCGAAAATTCTTTCGAATAATAAGTTTCAAAAACACACACTACCGATATCCTTCGGTAAACCAGGGACCTCAACATTAAAATCACTATGGATGATTTTAGCATCGAGTTAGATGTTTAAATCTAATGAATTCTAGACATAATTTATATTTCAATTTTTTAAACTAATTAACTAACATCATAATATTATCAATACTATTTATGTCTATTAATCCTTTTAATAATATTATATTGTTAATTATACTTTGATCCAACCGAATTATATTATGTTCGGCAATTAATTTTAATAAACATTTATATGTAATTTCTATGTCATAAAAAGCATCATGTTGTAATTCGCTTTTTACACCATCTATATAAAAATAGTTATATAGTTCAGATAATTTAGGAAATTTAATTTTCCCTAGAGAATTAATTGCATTAACAATATTTTTACTGACTAACATAGTATCTATCGGTTTTGGCATTGAACAAATTATATCATATTTATTCATATATTTCATTATGTGTTTTATGTCAAAATTAATTATATTATGTCCAACTATATATTTACAAGTTGATAAATCATATGCTAATATTTTTAAAACACTAGTTACATCTATTCCATTTTGTAATATATAATCAACCGTAAATTTTTTATAATAATCTGTTTTATATATATATTCATTTATGATATAATTACATTTTTTTATTACATTAAAATATTCATCACAAATATAATATGCAATTTGAATAATATATTGATTAATGCATCCTGTTGTTTCTATATCTAACACAATAATATTTGATTTATTATTAATCATTATATAATTAATAATAACTAAATTTCTTAAATTATTTATAAATTATTTTATTTATTCTATTTATTCTATTTATTCTATTTATTCTATTTATTCTATTTACTATCTTTATTTTCAGACTCCAAATTCATAGACAAATATAGACATTTACTATAAAAATAGTAAAAATTTATATTTTGCCCATAAATATTAAGGGATGAGTCTTTCCCTATTCATTTGTGTAAAAATACACAAATTTGAGAATGGATACTTGTGTAGAAAGGTATATCATACACTATATTTGTCCAGGTTTTATTGAATTACCACATGCATTATTAGAATCATTATCAGTTTTCATAATAAAAAATATACATATAATTGCAAATATGAAAAATACAGTTGTAAAATAAAATACAATGTTTTTCTCTTTACAGCTATTTAAATTTAAAATAAATATAAATAATAATAAACCTAGAACTATCCAGCGTCTCCAACACATAATCTTTTGATTATCAAATAAATTTGAATTCATTTATATAGTATTATAATATTATAACAGATAATTTATGTATGTAATTGCAAAAATATTTTATATATTTATATGTTTTTTATTGTATAATAAAAAACATATAAATATTAATCTATAATTTCTAAATCATATAACTGACATGGTATAATATTAAACGTATTTAAACGTTTATCCGATAAACAGAATAAAAAATGAATTGTAATGGAGTATTTAATAAATCAGGTAGTTATTGTAGATATTTTACAGATGAATTATCTACATTAACACATAAAGTTAAGTCTATTTATAATTCAAATTATGCATATGTTTTTAATTCTGGGTTAAATGCTAATTATGTTTCAATTGATATTTTATTAGGTCAATCAAAAGATTCAATTATAATTTATCCATCCGAAAGTTATTTTGAAAATATTCAGATAATACAATACATTAAAAAAATTTACAAAATAGAAATTTATGAATTTGATATTTTAAACACATTTCAATTATACAAACTATTAAATTTACCTCAACATAAAATATTATTTTTAGAGTCGTGTATGAATCCGTCCGGATATATTTTTGATTTTTCATTAATTAATGAAATAAAACAATATAATACATCTATCATAATCGACAATACTTGGTTATCAGGACATATATTTAATCCGTTAATAAATGTTGGAGCAGATATAGTAACTGAATCAATAACAAAATATTATAGTGCAAATACTGAAATTGCCGGTATAAGTGTATTCAATAATGATAATTATAATAATTTATTTGATGAATATATTAGATTTACAGGACTTCACATATCGCCAGTTGTCATTGAAACAATTAATGGTCAAATTAATAATATCATAATGAGATTACATAAAATTTCTAATCTTGTAATTTATACAATTAATTATTTGTTAAATAATAATATTAAATGTGTTCATCCATGTTTAATTGATCATCCAAGCTGTTATAATTATTACAAATATTTTAATAATAAATATATAGTAGGTACATTTTTAATTGGATTTAATTGTGACAAAGATAATATCATAAAAATGATGAATAAAATTAAAATATTTGAAATTAAATCATCATTTTGTTATTGTAAGACAATTATTAATAAAACCATATACAAAATAAAAAATAGTAATTTAAATTTCATTAGACTTTCTATTGGTTATGATGATGATTATCATAATATTATATGTGGTATAAATGAATTAATGTATATGCTAAATATAATATAATTTGATTTAAATTTCTTGCACTTGCCATGGAAATACGATTGGATATTTGCCGTTTGAATATTTTTTTAATGCCATATTTTCAGCCATATCAAATAATATTTCATTATAATATGGATCATAATAGCTACAATTATATAATTCATCATATGCTTATTATTTGCATTTTTTCATATGACAATATTCAAATAAATATTTCATTTCTGCCATTCTTTTTGCTATTTTTTCTACCGTATATTCACTTTCGCCATTTATATATTGTTCACATAAAACACTATCAAATCTAAATGTTGGAATAACATTTGTTAATGCTTTAATTAATTCCTGTTTTTTTTCTATCTTTTTATTGTTTTTTATGCTCTGTAAAACAATATTTAGTTCATGTTGATTAGTATTGTATTTAATGCATGCTTGATTAATAACATCCAATTTTAAATAAAATGTAGCAACACCTTTACCAAAAGCACATTTACCTTCATAAAACGCGATACCCAATAAATCATTTTCACTTAATAAATACATATTTTGCAGTTGGTTTTGGTTATTAATGTATATTTGTCTAATTTACTGCATTCACTACATAGTGTTCTCTCTAATCTACTTCGAAAAGTACCTTTGTTTGTTAAACACTCAACACATTTTGTCGTCATACATAATATCATGATATTATTCTTTATGTAAAAAATAAAAAGTACCATAACATAAAGAATAATTAATATAATATTATAAAATGGATAAACGCATATATTGCACATGTTATTTTGAATCCAGTTATGCATATTTAGTTAGCGATGTCAATGATGATCCAACAAATAAAATATATATTCATGAATATTTATCAAATGATATATTACAGGATGAAATCAAAAAGAAAAATAAGTTTTTGGTTTGTAAAAATAAAAACGAATTGACCAAATATGAGTCTGAACAAAAAAATCAATATTTATTTAGGCATAAAACTGCAACGTATATGACACAATGGCACAAACGATGGCAAGATGAATTTGGAAAAGATACCGAAATTCATATAGGTGATAGATATGCAGATGCAATAGTAAATGAGTATGTTTTAGAATTCCAACACAGTGACATTGAAGAAGATGTTGTAATAAAAAGACAACAAAATTACACAAATCATAATAAAAAACTATTTTGGATAATTGATTGCACAAATGATTGTATTAAAGTTAAAAAATTAGGTGATATTTATCAGATTAGATTCAATAAAAATAGTGTATGGAAATATAATAAATTTTTGTCTCATGATTTTATATTTTTAGATTATTTAGATCCAACCGATAATACGAATAAAATGTTTAAAATAAATCCAAATCATGTTAAAACAAATATGATAGATGTATTAGACTATCATACAAAAAATGAATTTATTAAACATCTCAAAAAAAATACATTTGACAAATTGTATAATTTTGGTGAAATAGTGCAAACAACATTGTATTTTAATCAACGTGGTGCAGGATGTGGCAAAACATATGAAAGTATTCAATTGTTACAAAATAATGATACATTTGCGAATGTAAAAACATTTATTTATTTAACTAAAGTACATTCCGCAGTACATGTTATTTATAGTGAATTATTAGATCAATATAAATCAAATAAATTAAATATTACGATTAACAATAAATCAAAAAATGGAAAACAATATTTAATGGATTATGAAGTAAATGACAAAAAATGCCAAATAATTATAGGTACAATTGATTCATTTGTACATGCATTGGGTGATGGAAAAAATCACATTGATAATTCAAATGATTTTTTCGGTAGCATATCAAAAAAAATTAGAGATGGTTTAATTGATTTTAATTATGGGTGCAAAAGATATGGTGGAATAAATGTTGATTTTTCAAAAGAATGTTTAGTTATTATTGATGAGGCACAAGATTTAGAACCATATTATGTAGAAGCAATGAGTACAATTATGCGATCAACATATATCAGTGTTTATGTTATTGGCGACAAACTACAGAGTTTAACAAATGAAATCAATACCCATACATTTTTGGAAATCAATGAATTACCAAATACATATATAAAAAAAAATACAGGTGAAAATGTAGTCAGAAGATTTCACAATAATCATTTTATTGATTTTGTTAATACAATAGTTAAATTTAATAAATTTGGATTACCACCAATAAGTGGTATATGTGACGGTTCATGTAAATATACACATAAAAATAATATTCCGTATGAAATATTTGGAATGGAATCCGGTGATGAAATTGACAAATCAATCGAATTAATAATATCAAAAATTGATGACGAAGTTAGAACAAATAATTATTTACCAAAAAATTTTATGTTTATTTTTCCGATTCTAAAAAATAATAATTTTGCAAATAGATTAGAAGCAGAAATTCAAAAATATTGGATTGATAAATTTAATAGTTATGATTACAAAAACAATGTATTGCAAAAAGATGACTATTGGAAAAAACACATAAATCTAGACGAATATATTCAATATGTTTATTTACATAAATCAGAAGAAGGGAAACCAATAAATTTAAATGAATCCGAAAATGCAACACGAATATTATCAATACATGCATCAAAAGGAAATGGTTGTGAAGTTGTATTTTTATTGGGTGTCAGTGAAAAAACACTAAAGATATTTTCAAAATATAATGGTACATATTATAAAGATGATGATATTATTTATGAGTCTTTATTACATGTTGCATTAACTAGACAAAAAGAAAAATTATATGTTGGATTAAGTAATTTAAATGATGACATTGCACAAAGATTTGAAAAATACATTAATGAAAATGTATTATCAATTATGCCAGATTTAAGTGATATTCGATTTAAATATAGAATGTCAAATATATATAATCATATATTTAATGATTGTAATTTACTAAATTGTTGTAATGGTATTGAAAACATTAAAAATTTATTAGAATGTAATAAATCACAAGAAAAAGAAAAAAATAATAATATAATTGATTGGGGTCATCATATAATTAGATATTATGTATTTTACTATTACATGATTTACAATATTTACAACACGACATATAACGTAAAAAATGATGCATCTAAAAATTCACAAATTATTGTAATTATGAATAAATTTGCATATGCGCGTGTAATACCAACTAACTCTAAAAAATATTTTAAATATCTAAAAGAAAACACAGAAAAAATGAATAAAATAACTGGTGATAAAAATGAAATGAACAATGATATTATTCCAATATTAAAATTTTATCAAAAAACACAACAAAATGAACAAAATAATTTAACCAAAAAAAAATTTCAATATGATAATTATGAAAAAATTATAGTAGAAACAACAAAAAATGTTCAATCAAAAATGAAAAATTCAATTAATCAAAATAAATTACCATTATTATGTCCATTTGAAATTATAATATTGTATTATGGTATTTTTGCAATTCAACGTGGCACATATTCAGACATTACCATAACAAATATATACAATTTAATTTATTGTTATGATGAATGTTCCGTAGAATTAGATGATGATCATGAAAAAAACTATAATTGTTGTTGTAAAAAACACTTTAAAATTGGCGACAATAATGATTCTAACACATATTCTGATATTCGAAAAAGTATAACAGAATTTCACAAAAAAACAGAACAAGTTAATGAAACTTTTGATACTTTTAAAAATTTACTGATGTCTAATTATAATGTATATGTTACTAATTTTCATTTTAATTTTGATTATCCAATGAGATTTAATGGACAATCAGACCAATTAAAAATATGGGAAAACAATAACTTGATTGCACAATCTGAAAATTATTGTTTACACATTATTATAAAACCACAACTTAATAAACTTAATATCAACGAAACTTTATTTGAAATTTTACACGATGTCTATTTTTTATCAAACATTGATGAAACTACTGAAGCATATTTAAATTATTGTAATAAACAAATTATAATATGTATTTTCACATTAGATTCAACCAAACCAATATTATTCAGTGTTGATATGAATAAAGAATTTATGATTCAAATTCAAAAAAATATAAAAAATTACATTAAAGAAGATCTTGAACAAAAACATAAAACATTAGAAAAATTTAATGAATATTGTAAAAAAAACGGTCATATTTCATTTAATCTTATGAAAGAAAAAAATAATTATATCCCAAAATATATTGAAAAAGTATTTGAAGACCTAAAAGATAAAGAATTTGATGATGACGAATTATTAAACAAATTAAATAAAAAATTAAATTTACGTCTTGATGAATATTTTAAAGATGATATGTTACACAATTCAATAATAACAAATACATGTGAAAATGCATTTGTATTAAAATTAGACGATAACTATGATAATTCTATAAATGAAAATGATATATTGGATTATAATGTTAATGTGGAAGATGATGAATTTATTGATGATAATGTTAATATAGACGAAGATGAATTTAAAATTAAAATTGAATAAAAATTTATCATTAATATATGAACTCGATAAAAAACTTAATGTTAGTAATTATTATATGGTATTCTAAATAATTACTAAAATATAATTCAATAATTATAATTAAGAATTGCCGTTTATACATCAGCATGTTTTAATAACATTTTTTAGTTTTTTAATCATTATTTTTACGTTTATTTAATAAACCATTTATTGAATAAGTTATTTATCGGTTCATTCTTGTATTCTTTATTTTTTGCAATATTTAACATATAATTATATATTACATACATTTTTAATGATGATTTGTATGATTTATATTCAATTTTATTTTCATCTCTATTAAATCCTCCACTTTGTTCGTTACAATTATTTACATTTATTTCAAAACCATTTAATGCAGTTAAACGGCTCATTTTATAATCTAAATAAAATTTATCTTCCGACATTAAAGTTGTACCTGATAATGTAATGCATCTTTTTATAGTTTTAATTGCTTCACTTAATGTTACCTCATAATATTCTTTGTATGAACGATATACTTTTTTCGATAATAATCCTTTCAGACAATTTTCGACCGCGGATATATCATTTACTTTAGCTCGATATAAAACGATTACATTGTCTTTTATACTTGTGTTGTACGTTGACATCCTTATTTTATATTTCATTGTTTTCCCTATTTTAAGAATATCTGGTTTATCTTTGTCAATATAATCGTCTAATTTTGCTTTTAAAATATAAATATATTTACCTTTTGTATGCATTATGATGATAAATAAATTATATATTATTAACATATGACGTATTACGTCATATGTTAATAATATATAATTTATTTATCATCATAGCAACCTTACATCGCACAGCGATGTGTAGGTGCATATATGTTTATTCTTCTGATTATTTTCTAAAGCTTTATTTTTAAGTTTTTCTTGTTTTAATTCTTCATCTTTTTTTTCTAATTTTTGATTTTTTTCTTTGATTATTTTATTAAGCTTTTTAATTTTTTCATTTGTGCTTTGTTTGCCGTATAAATTCCAGTTTTGCGAATGGAAGGTAATACATCTTCTACAACCCATATAAAAAACTTTTCTGCTTTAGGTTTTTTACTTCTAATTAATAAGGTATATAAACCGGACTCATTTAAATAAATAGAATTTGGTTGTGCATTTGGATATAATTTATAATTTGGAAATATTTTTTTAAATATTGTTTGTGTTTTTTAGAAACTAAATTATTTAATATATTTCTTGGTTTAATATAACCTAAAATAACACATATATCATATGCATTAAACCATATGTTGTTTTTTGAATCTGTTAATACAAGTATATCTAAATTATTATATTTAAGTTCATTAATGATTGTATCCATTATTATATAACTATAATATAATAATTTAGATATACAAAAACATACTAAAGAATCTATACCATGGATTTTTACCACTTAATTGAATTATTTAATTTATTCTGATAATAAATTAATTTTTTAAAAAATGATAAATCATTTGCATCTATTATGCCAAACTTAAAATTAGTTATTTGTTTATAATATTTTTTTAAACTTTTTATGTGATTTTTGTTTACTAATTTTTGTATGGCATCATTTGGATTAATGTATCCTAAAATTTTACACACATTATATGCATTGAACCAAATATTATTATTTGAATCTTTCAATACAATTACTTTTATATTGTTGTATTTTAACTCATCTATAATAGTATCCATTATACTAAATAAAATGTTGTATTTTAACTCATCTATAATAGTATCCATTATACTAAATAAAACATAAAAAATAATTATACTAATTTGACAGTTATATTTGCTTTTCTTCTGGTACAAAAAGCATTTAAATCCAATACTTGTTCTTTTTTATCATATTCTTCATCAAATCTTTCTTCATTCCATTTAATAAATTTTGGACAACCAACAGTAAAATTCGGTGTTTTTTTAGCACGATACCAAAATACTTTCTTTTTGATATCGGTACTTCTAACTCTATTATTAATTACCATACAACCATAATTTTGTGTAACCTGTAAAAAAACCTGATCAAAAATATCTTTATTTGGAAACATTCCTGCATAATGTTCATATAATCTTTTGCGATTTGAAATCATATCTTCACCCAATAAAAAAATAAAATCAAAATTAGATCTTAATTCAGGTTGAATACCCAAAGAATATTGCATTGTTAAAATATATGATAATTGAAAATGTCTACCTTCATTAAATATAGATAATACATTTGGATCTTTTAACCACAAATGTTTAGAACTCATACAATCATCCATAATTAAAAATGTTCTAGGATCTTTTGGTTTTTTTCCTTTTTTAACTCTTTCCTCATTTATTGATAACATTCTTCTTTGTCTTTTTAATACATTTGGAATAATTGATTCTATATACTCATGATGTGTATATGATGGCGGAACAAATTCATTATAAAATTTAGTCATACGATCTGTTGGTGCAATAACAGTACCACATGGAATATCTTTAATATTATACATAATATCTCTGACTACCCAACTTTTTCCAGATCCAGATTTTGCAATCATTGCTATTCTTGGGTTTAAAAATTTACCTTCTTCATTATATACTAAAGTATTCATGTCAAATTCGTCTAATGATAATTCAATATCACCTGCAATAAAATTACTTGTTGGCATATACTATTGTTAACTATATTATTTTTCATCTCATATTATAATTTTAATATAAGATGAAACTTATTAAATAATAAATAAAAAATCTTAATTAGATCAATGTTTAAAATTTACCTTCTAATAATACCTGTGCACTAGATTTTAAAACTGGCACTTCATTTTCAACATTATATATGAAGTAAACTATGATACACCAAGTTACTAAACCTGATAATATGCTTGTTCTAATTATTCTTTCGTTGTCATTTGGTGATTTTTCTTTACATATATATTTTACATCAATAGTTAATACTATATACATTATAAACATAGTTAAAAAACAATACATTAAAGCCAATTGAATATCCATTAACAATTAATATATATCTAGATAAAATATTTCATATATTAAATTCTTTATTTGTATAATTATTTTTTATATTTTTCACATTACGTCCCATTTCATAACTGTTATTATTTTCATTATTATCATTCGTTTCGTTTTGGATCAATTTGATAGTATCCATCATTAATGATTTATTTTTACTTCCCATTGTATATGATTCAAATACTTCTATTTTTGCATTTTTTGGCATATATGATTCACTAACATTTGATGTTATACTAGGATAATCTATTTTTTTTCTAAATGATTCTGGTAATTTTTTTTTCTCATTTGTTTTTTTTTCTAAACTTTTTATCATATCTGAATTAGATTTATCAGAATCATTTATATCTATTTTTTTATCTAATACTATTGTATCGTTTGACATTTTTAAATTAGAATCATTATTTTTGTTCTTTTCCATTTCCATTTCCCTTTCTCTTTTTTCTCTTTTTTCTCTTTCTTTTTTTTCCATTTCCATTTCTCTCTTATCCCTTTCTCTTTTTTCTTTTTCCATTTCCAATTCTCTCTTATCCCTTTCTCTTTTTTCTTTTTCTTTTTCTTTTTCTTTTTCTCTTTTTTCTTTTTCTCTTTTTTCCATTTCTATATTTTCCATATCTTTATCTAAATCTTTGGATTTATTATTTAAATCAACTGTAGCATTATTTTTTTTTACTAAATTATAAGATATATCATTATCATTAAATTGATTAGCCTTTAATAAATGTAATACTCTAGTTTTATCAACGTCTGATAAAGTTTTATCAATCTTTTCAACTTCACTTAATTGTGTTTCTGTAAAAGATTGACCTAAATATTCTTTTAATATAATATTAATTGGTAACATTTTACGGATAGCTTCATTAATGCTTGTTTTAATTACTTCTAATGATTCTTTTTGATTTCTTTTTAATTCCAGTTGGGAATATTTATGAAAAAATAAATATGGATTTTGAAAAATAGACTTTGCAGATTCAATATATGAATAATGTATAAATTTATTTAATTCAATCACAAAATTTATTTTCAGTTTATTTTTTTTCTCTGGCGGTGTATTTGTTAATAACATAATATTTGATTTAATAACTGCTCTAACTAAATCTTCTAAAATATCACCATATTCACTATCTTTTTTAATTCTATTTAATTCTGCATTATAAATGTCATCATTCCAAAATGGAATTTTTCTTAAAAATGTTTGAAATACTTTTAATTCTTCATTTTGTTTTGCCACTTTTATCGCATCATCATATATTGTTTTAAACCCTTCATATAAAAAAGGAGCTATTATATTAACAAGTTGAGTTGTATATTCTGTTTTAGTTTCAACTAAAAAATTCATTATATATAATTGAATATAAATTAATTATATATATATTACTCAAAAAAATATTATTATACATTATTACCTCTATTACTATATATCATTGTTCTTAATTCATTTGGTATTACACAACAACCACCATTTGTACTGATGTTTGTCAAAAAATGATTATCTGGTAGTTGAACTTTTTCTCCCCATGATGTAGCATTACAATATTTTGGACTACAATTTGATGTCAATACATCATGTAATTGTTTTAAATCTGTTAATTTATTATTTCCATTATTATTTACAAATGTTTCTGTATATTGATTTGTTACAGGATTCATTTTTTTTATTATCCAATAAACAAATAAAAACAAAATAAATATTCTAATTATAAATATCATGTTTTTTGTACATTCTGATTGCAAGTTTATCATAAAATTTTGATTAGTTATACTTTCAAATCCATTTACTAATTTATATGTCATTATATAATATAAATTAATATTTTATATTTTTACATAATACAATTATTTTAATTATTCATTGTCATTGTTATTATATTTTGTATCTATTATTGTAACTTTTTTTTGATCATTAAATAAATAATACAACCAAAATACAACCAATAGTAAAAAACCTATAAATGCATATCTATAATACTGTTGCAAATTATTAATTGGATTATTCGATACTAATCTATATGACATTATCTATTAATATAATAATAATAATATATTATTTTTATTATATTAATTATATCTATCATTTAATATTCACATTTGTTTACTAGTAATATGTTTATGCATATCAGATGTTAATTCTCTGAGATTATTTAATGTTGAAACATCATCAGAATTATGTTTTGCTGTTTTTTGTTCTTCCATTAATAATTGTAATTTAACTCTTTGTATCTCTTCTTCCAATTCTGTCATATCTTCATTTTGATCATTTTCTTCATTTTCTTCATTTGATTCTCCAGATACTGATTCAGCTATTGTTTTAACATCTACTACTTCATCAGTTGAATTGTTTTTTTGTGCAGATGGTAATGTTGAAATATCAATATTTAAATCATTTGATGAAAGATCTCTTGATGCTATATTTACACCATCTGATGTAACATTTTTTTTCTTTTTATGTCTCTTTTTCTTCTTATCATCCGCTAATTGTTGTGTCATTGTCTGCATCATCATCTCATTCTTTCTGGCTTCATATACTTGTTTAGCCTTTACTTGATTCTCTAAATATGACTTCATTAATGTTTGTAATTTAGATTCAGCATATTGTGAATCTTTTGCTTTTTCAGGATCATCTACAAATGGACACCATTTACCAACTTCGCCAATAAATACATTGTGTAAAATATCTGCTCCCTGTAAATATTCACAACGTTCCATTGCTTCTTCATATGTTGCATATACACCTCTAATTTTAATGCCTCTAATATCATATTTATCTAATGATTTATTAAATCCTGGCGATAAAATTGACATCACCACATATTTTTGATTTGGAATTTCAACATCTTCAGTTAAGTAATCAATCTTTTTTGACATATTTTATAATATACTGATATTATATCATATAATCTTTAAATAATTTGTTTTTGTTTATTGTTTAATTACTTATTTTTATTTTTTATTTATATTATAATTATATATCAATGGCATCACATTCAAATTATAATAACATGTATCTATTAAACCGTAATAATTATCATGATGTTTTTTTAGAGGCAAATGGCGAGTATAAAACTATAAATAATACAGATAATGTTAAAAAACCAACATATATTCAATTAAAAAATAATATACTTAAACTTCCATCTGTTGATTCAAATGGTAATTTTAATTGTAATTTAAATAGTTATTTACAAAATCATATTTATCAAATAAAAACACCAGATGATAAAATAATCATTACAAATTATAAAAATAATATAATTGATTTTGTAAATGAAAAGGATCGTGTAATTAAAAATGGTGATTTTTTAATATTAGCTAATTGTTTTTGTGTTTTTAAGGTACAAATAACATGTGTTGATAAAAATATTGGTGATAATATTACTAATGATGATAAATTTTGTTTGAAAATAGATACAGTGTTTACAAGATTATTATGTACTGAATATTGTATAAATAAATTTACTGAGAGCAAATTTAAAACCGATAAATACATTACCATTGATGAAAATGGTAATTTGCAAAGTGCCTATTACGAAAGTCAACTAATTATAATTAATGATAACAATAAAACATCAAAAGATGATTTAACTTATGGTGAAATTTCATTAACAGTTTATGGACACAAAAATATATGTAAACTATTATTTTTACCCTTGATAATGCCATTACATTATTAAGTTTATAGATTATTAAACAAATAATAAAAATTTGAATTATTATTTTTATTATTTCCAATTTCAATATAATTATTATATATATTATGACTGATACATCATTATTAAAATGTAGTGGATGTAGATTAATGTTATCTAGTGAATCATTTAACGGTTTTAAAATATGTGAAAAATGTCGCAACCGAAAAAAACCAATAAAAAATAATGATAAATGTTTACATAACAATTGTAAATTTGATCAAATTAAATATAAAAAAGTAGATAAACCATCATATGATTTACCGGAAGTTTATGCATCTTATTGTGGCAAACATCAAATTACCGCTTGGTTATTGTATCTAAAAGAAAACAATAAAAAACCATGCTATCAATATAATCATTTTGGTTGCAGAACAGAATTAGACACAAATTATCCAACTAGTTCATGTGAAAAATGTTTATCTTTATTAGCTAATAAAGATCGGCAAAAAAGAGAAAATGTTAAAAATCAAAATGATAATAATATTGGCAAGAGAAATTGTACATCATGTTTCAAAGAATATGAATTGGATATTTTTATTAGTGACAAAAAAGATTTGCTAATAAATGAAATAATTATTTATGAACGATGTTTAAAATGTCGTGAAGCGGGTAAACGTGCAGATGACAAACGAATTGATCGTGTTAGAAATTATTCAGCATATGAAAGTAGATTAGAAGTTAAAGAAAGACGTAAATCATACCGACAAATGTTAAAAGAAACTAACCCTGACCATTATAAAATGTATACTATTTTGCATCGTATGAGATTAAGAGAAATGTTAGGAGACGAAAAATATTTAGCTTTAATGGCAAAAAGAATGAAGAAGTATTTGGATGAAAATCCAGAGATGAGACAAAAACAAAATGAACAATCAAAAATGTCATTAAATAGACTCACATATAATTACATTAAATCTGCTGAAAAAAGAAACATAGATTATAAATTAACAGATGAAAATGCACAAAGTTTAATGGATCAAGAGTGTTTTTATTGCAAAGATGTAAATGAAAATGGTGATAAATATTTTAATGGCATTGATAGAATGGATAATAATGTTGGATATAATGTTGATAATTGTGTGACATGTTGTAAGACGTGTAATTATAGTAAGTGTGAAATGTCATTGAATGATTTTATTGGTAAAGTACATCATATAATATCGTATATTGGATTAATAGATGAACAATTTGACTATTCTGAAATGTTTATAGATCATAACTATAAACCACATAGAAGATTTTATAGATATAAAATTAGAGCTATTAAAAAGTCACAAAAAAATGATGAATTTATATTTGACTTATCAAATGAGGAATTTACAATTATAACTTCAAAATGTTGCTATTTATGTGGTAAAGAATCAGATGATTTTCACACAAATGGAATTGATAGAATTAATAATAATATTGGTTATGAAAAGAATAATGTTTTACCTTGTTGCGGTGATTGTAATTTTTTAAAACGAGATTTTAGCCTTAATCATTTGTTAATTAAATATTGCCAAATATATCACAAACGTAAACTAACATCTGATGAAAAAAGTGTAGTTATTCAAAAAATAAGTAAATATATCAGTACAAAGGTTAATGAGTTAAATAAATACATTAATGACAATATTAAAAACATAGCTGGTATGATGTTTGACATGTATATTAGCAATAAAACTAAAAATGATATAATTGAAATTTAAATGAAAAACTTAAAAAATATTAATAACATAATATTTTTCAAGAGTAAATATTTTTTTATTGTATTAGTTTAATAATTATTTTTATGTTTTTATAATTTTTAGACTGAATTTAGACCATTGATTCACCTTTCCCAAATTAATTTGAATAAGCAAGCCCACCCATTCCCGACATACATCTTAATACATTGTAATTTGTTGCATAAAGATAGATGCTTGTATCATTTAATCCACCGACAACATTGCCATCAACGGTGAGTGTTAAAGTTGCATTATCAATACGAGACATATTACAAGTACCAGATGGTTGGTGTTCTTCAGGGTTTAGAGCAAAGCTTAATACGTTAACACCATCGCATGGTGTGTTAGTATGGCATTGCCATGGTTGGACATAATTATAATAGTCGCCTTCACGTTTGCTAACTCTATCATGAGAATTGAGTTGTAATAGAGCTTGTTGAGTTGGATTTACTTCTCCATTTAACCAAACACCATAATTATCATATTGGAATACAATTACATCGTTATTTGGATGACCATCACTTAGAGTAGTCATATCAGTATCGATGGTAGCACCACTGAATAATTCAGTTGTTAGTTTTGAAATTTCACTCCATTCTAGTGGTTTACCGAGGATAGTAACCGCGTCGACATCTCCCAATGTAGTTACTGCTATACTTGCTTTTAGGTTATCAAAGGCTGTTTGTAGGGTAGTAGATAATCCTGTAACTGGAGTAATTAATCCATCTGCTCCTGTAACGACTGTAGCAGGTACTGCTGGTGTCAGTGGAGTAGAACCGGAAGCAGGTATTGCTGGTACCGCAGTGACATATTGTGCAAGTCTTAGAGCAAAACGTTTAGAAGCCAAAAGTCTAGTTGCTTCCATATCACTTGGAACATAAGCTAAAAATTTGTTTCCATTGCAAAATCTGTTGTTTCTAGTAACCCAGACAAGTTCTTTGCATGGGTGATTAAGGTTAAGTCTGATTTTGCTGTTGACGTTTGATAAAGATTCTGCACCAGAAAATTGAAGTTGTTCAAATAAATATTCATGAGATGCTTGGGCAAATCTTTGACGTTCTGCATTATCAAGGTATACATAGTCAACAAATAAAGATGCACCTTCCATCTTGAATTCACTGCTACTTACATTTCCGAAATTTGCAGTACGATTTACAAGTCCATCAAGTCTGTTGAAAGTAAAACTGATTTTAATGTCATGATATTGTAAAGCAATTACTGGTAAAGCAAGACCGTCATTTCTGCAACATGCGAATTGTAATGGAATCCATACAGTTGCACGTTCATGTTTTTCATCGAGAGTAGTTAGTTCTGGAGTGTTACCAATCATTTTGTTATAACCACGATCATGTGCGATGTTTCTGGCAAGTTCATACCAAATATTTAACCAATCACCATAATGTTTGTCAATTTGAGTACCACCAATATCAAGTTGTACTTCATTAACAAGTGCATGACCTAGACGACTTACCCACGCCCATTGTTTTCCAGTACCAGACATGTCTGGACCAGATAGTTCGGCACGGAGATACATTTTTGTTACTAAATCACCGGCACGTTGTAATAGACATACTGCTTTTCCTCCGAAAGTTGCAGAACCATTGAATGTTTGTTCAACAGATTCAGTTGCAAAGTTTGTATGTCTACGATATACAACTTTAAAGTAGGTAATTTGAGGGTTACCTGTTAAATAGAAATCTTGTGCTCCATATGCGACTAGTTGCATTAATCCACCTGCAGTCATTATATTATAATATATAACTTATGAAGAGAAAAAAAATTTTTGGAATTCGCATAAAAACAAATAAAAATTATAAACTATATATTTTTATATATTTATTATTTATTTGCACATTACAAATAATAAGTTAAAAATATTATGATTATTAATATAATATGATGAATATCATCAGTTATAAATTTATAATACATAAAAAATTAAATATTGTATGGTTTAATATATAAATAAAAATGTATATATAACTAATTATTAAATATTTGATACTATATGGAAGACTCATTTATAACAAAAAAATTAAAATACAACACTCTAAAAAAAACAATTAAATCAGATTCGTCAATGATTAATCATGGTACAATAGATTCAGTTCATACTAAAATTATGGATGATTTTGACAAACAGAAAAAAAATATTCCAAAAATACAACAAAAAATAAATTCCTATAAAAATGAACTAAACAATATACTAAAAAAAGATCCATCCGATTATAAATTAACTGATATAAATAAAAAATCAGATCTAAATGATAAAATAGATCAATTGGAGGAACAAATATTAACTATAACATCATATAATGAAGAAATTGATTATTTTATGACAAATTTGGAATATTTGAAAGAATATTATGGAAGCGATAAAAATATAAATTCTTTAAAAAATAAGGAAAATAATAATGACAATCTTTCAATAAATTATAAATCAAATGAAAAAATGGTAAATTTAATGGATTTTTTTGAAAAAAAAACAAAATCATTACAAAAATTAAATGATAATAGTAGCTTATTTGAGGATTATATTAAATGTACATTAAATAAAAATATCAAAAAAAAAAATGCACTAACACAATTATGTCCAGATTGCGGTATTGAAAAAATTTTACAATCTAGTGATGGGAATTTAGTGTGTATTGAATGTGGACATAGTGATCAATTAGTGGTAGATATGGAAAAAATTAATTTTAAAGATCCTTTTTACGAAAATAAAAGCACCAAATACAAAAGAATGAATCATTTTTCAGAATTATTAAATCAATTTCAAGCAAAAGAATCATCTGAAATTTCTTCAAAAATTTTTAATTCAATTATTGGAGAAATTAAAAAACAAAAAATAACAAATCCATTAGAATTAAATAAAAAGAAAATGAGATCTATATTAAAAAAATTAGAATTAAATAAATTTTTTGAACATATACCGTTTATTATAAATAAAATAACAGGTTTACCTCCTCCAACATTAAATAGAGAAACTGAAGAAAAACTCAAATCAATGTTTAAAGAAATTCAACAACCATTTGAATTATATAGACCAAAAAACAGAAAAAATTTTATTAATTACAATTATATTTTTCATAAATTTTTTCAATTGTTAGAATATGATCATTTTTTACCTCATTTTCCTTTGTTAAAGTCGCCTAGTAAATTAAGAGAACAAGATGAATTATGGGAAAAAATTTGTAAACACTTAAAATGGGAATTTATTCCATCAACATAAGTTACATAAAAATTGTTTTTGCTCCTAATGCGAGTCCTATACCATTGCGATATCCCGTAGACACTGTTGGAGAATATGAATCTAACATAATTAAAGTAGCAGTAATTGTTAATGTGATGGTTGCAATTTCATTAAAATTTAGATTATTTTTTGGTAACCATCTTAATACTAAAACGATAACAAATCCTTCAATTAAATATTTTACTAATTTTTTTATGATTTCATTAGTATCTGTATAATATTCTGGGGATGTATTTTGATTACTATTAGTTGAATTTAAACTACAAGTCATATATATATTAATTACAAAAATAATTAAAATTATATAATTTTAATTATTTTTCAAGTTACAGATTTCTATAAATTATATGAATCTATTATTAAAATGACAGGAGGTTTACTTCAGATAGTTGCATACGGTACAAATGATTTATTTTTAACAGGAATACCACAAATAACACATTTTAAAGTTGTATATAAAAAACACACAAATTTTTCAATGGAATCTATAGAAATACCATTAGACGGTACTCCAAATTTTGATAATAAATCTATTACAATAATTCCCAAATCTGGAGATTTATTATCAAAATTATATTTAAAAGTAGTTATTCCACAAGTTGATATACCATATGACAATAATTATTATCAACACACTGTAAACGAAATAATTATTGAAAAAAATAAATATAATATTATGCTAACTAATTATACTGAATATTTTAAATACAATTACATATTTTTAAATAGTCTTAAATTAGCATTAAAATCAATAAATTGCAATTGGAATATGTTGTATTCTATTTATTCACAATACATAAATAATTCAACAACAATTACAAAAATAAATTCAATACAAGTAAATTTTAAAAATGGTAATAGTATTGTTGAATATGGTAAATTATTTTCTGCAAATAATAAAAAAGATTATTATAATCGTGAAATAGAAGATACATACAAATTAAAAAATAACGTTAATATTTTTATATCTGACATGATATCATTATATAAAAAAAAAGAAAATGAATTATTTATTAAAATTGATGAATTAACCAAAGGAATTAATGAATTAGGATCAAATAAAGAATATTTTTCATGGGTTAACAATCTAGGTTTTAACTTAATAAATAATTGTTCTATTATTATTGGTGGAAAAGAATTGTGTAAAATGGACTCTGATTTTTTAAATACATATTATAAATTAAATGGTAATTATAATCATATTGAACATTTAGATGAAATGATAGGTAATGTTTCAGTTTTAACAGATTATGATAATAAATTAAAACCATCATATGTGTTATATATACCGATTCCATATTGGTTTACACAACATAATGGTAGTAATATACCATTAATATCTATGGTATACCATGACGTACAATTTAATATAGAATTCAATTCATTAGATAAATGTTGTTTTTTTAATAATGTTAATATAAATCTCAATAATTTAATACATTTGAGTACTTGCTCATTACTAGTAGATTATATATATTTAGATATAGATGAGAAAACAAAATTTGCTCAATTTTCACATGAATATTTAATTCAGGATATACAGCAAATATCGACAAATAGTATTAATACATTAGACTATAGTGTAGAATTAGATTTTTATGATCCAGTAAAAGATATGTTTTGGTTAATTAAAGAACCGGTAATTAATAGTAAATACAAATTAAATAATTTATATTATGCACTATTTGTATTTGAAATAATAAATATAATTCAATATGATACTTACCATATTAAAATAGAGTTTAATAATAAAGATCATATAAAATATTTTCAAAAAAATAGTTATATTAATTTAAAATATACAAAATATTATGATGGTAAATATAAAGTAATTAATAGTGATGGTAATTTTATTATTATAAAATCTAAATTTATTCAATATTCAAATTACTATGATAATTTTTATGGTATTATTTATAATGAATCATCTGATTTAACATTTAATCCAATTAATCATCAACATATTGAATTTAATGGAATTGAAAGAACAAATAAAAAATTAGATTCAAATTATTTTAATTATGTAATTCCTTATCAAAATTATAATATGTGTCCAAATGATGGAATAAATGTTTATACATTTAGTATACATCCAAATGAATTTCAACCATCCGGATCATGTAATTTTTCTTTACTTAAATCAAAAAGACTGTTATTTAATTTATTAGACATATATTACAATTATTTAATAAATAATGGATTATATTGTGAAATGAAATTATACTGTATTAATTATAATGTTTTAAGATTTCATAATGGTTTAACAGCATGTGTTTTTTCATAAAAAATCTATAAATTTTTTGTATTTGTAGTTTATAGCAAAACATATTTTATTTAAATATTATTTAAAAATAATATTTAAATAAAAATTAAGTTTACAAAATAGTAAATGACAGGCGGAATACTACAATTAATGTCTTATGGTAATTTAGATAAGATATTTATAGAAAACCCAGAAATAACCTTTTTTAAAAAATCATATCGTAAACCAACATTATTTTCAATTGAACATGTAAATATACCTATTAATTTAAATAATAACAATTTAGTAAATACTCATAATATAGAAAAAATAGGAGATTTATTAAAATCAGTAAATTTAAAAATTAATTTACCATCTGTTTACATTGATTATAACAATCGACTAGAAAACATGTGTATGAATTATTTAAATAACAGCAATTATAATCATAATATTGAAAGCAGTTATGATAATTATAATAAATCAGTGGTAATGAATGAATATTTATATTACAATATTATTAAAACAACTATGACTAATGAAATAATTACCATATTAAAAAATAATAAACCAAATGATAATTTTATAATTATACCTTTGGATAATAATACAATTAAAATAGAAATGGTAAATAATGATATTTTATCAATGAATTTAATTCATTATGAAAATGATGATGACATAAATAGTAAAACAAAAACATTTTATTATGATTTAAAAGATATAACTATGTCTGAAGACATATCATATTTATTAAAATTAACATCTATGAAATATGACGATATAGATTATAATAGTAGTAATTATTTAAAATACATTGAAAAAAAAGATTTGTATGAAATGATGTTAATTATAGAAAAAGAATATAAAAACAGTTCATTAGGTAATTATTTGATGTCTAAACAACAAATAAGTTTTAGTAAAGTAAAAAATTACATAACAGATATGAATCAAAATAAAAAATTAAGATTAAATGAATATTTTATGGTAAATACTCCAGTTTTTCCAATTTTTTCATTGGTAAATAATTATGCTATTAATAGAAATATTGTATCTACACAAAATGAAAATTGGACATTAAATAAATTTAATGATTTTATGAGTAAATTAACAAAGGGATTAAAAAATAAAATAATAAAAAATAAAGAATTATATTATTATAATGAAATCATTAATACACCAATCTCAGAAATAACATCATATACTACAAATGATATATATATGTATAATATATATGTTGAAAATACAAATATACAAAATTATCCTAATAAATTTGCATTTATAGTAAATGATAATAATATTGTAATTAGTGTAATAGAAATAAATAAGTATAATTTAAGGTCTCAATATTTAATATGTACATTATTAGAAAATGATTTTGACAGATTATATAATGATTCTTTATCAAATATGTATATATCATGTTCTATTTTAGATAATAACTATCTAAATTATGTAAAATATTATAACGTAACAAAAATAACAAAATCAATGTTATCTACAGATGGTGAAAAAATAGTACAATTTTTTATTAATAAAGATTATAAATCTTTATTTACAAATGGTAAATATTTATGTGTTTTCGGTTCAACTGATTCAAAATTACCTTATTGTGTATTACAAATTGTAGAATCAAATTATGATATTAATACAAATTATACAGAAATTAAGTGTAAAGACATTACTGTTCAGGAATTAAATACTTTAAATTTTTTAGATAATAATTATTATATTCGTATTTCATCTTATTATAAAGTAAAAATTAATAAAGCAATTAGTTCTTCTATACATTATGATACAATAAATAATTATAACAATTATATCATACAAGATAAATATGTAAATGGAATTACAAATAATGAAATTTGTACAAATTTAAAAAATGTGTTATTAGAAAGTATTAAATTCAATTGGTCATATATATTAAATTTAATAAGTAATATGTTTAATTCATCATATTATTTTTTTCAAATGATTGAGTTATTTTATGATACTAGTATAAATAATTATGATACATCTACATTTATTAATAAAAATACATATTTAGCATCAACTATTGGACAAATTATATCATATATTACAGACACAACTAGAACAAATTCATTTTTAAATAGAACTATA